CATTTACTAATGGCGATAAAATAGGCGGTTATATTAGTTATTTACCTACTGTAAGCGAATATACAGATACGGTAACAACGCTATCTGATAACTTCCTTTATGATAGCATATTTTGTAATGTTGGAGGGGCTACTGAAGTAGGTGTAGGAATTATAAAGTCTGCAAGTTCTGTTCTTAGTGGTTCTGATGCAGTATTAACTTTAGAAATCGAATACAACAACAATCAAAAATTAAAGCTATTATCAACTGATGAACCTTACTATTTATTAGGTATTCAATGTGCTGATAATAGTGTTGATTCAGGGAATATTGATAAAGTAATTTTAAAAGAAGTTGGAAATTATGTTGTTGCTGCTGACATTCCTGACTTAGTAGTTGGTGAAGCTATAAGACTTTATCCATATGAGCAAAGAGTAGGTTTAGATTTAGGCTTTACAGATATGATTGCTTGGAATGAGGATGGCTTCACAGTTAAGGCGCAATTTGGTTTAGACCTTAGTAAAGAAGCGTTCTTAAATACCTTTGAAATTGCTTTAGTTGCTCATAATCCAAACACTAACAACTACTTTGAATTAGATAATTATGTTTTTGATATTCAATCTCAAACTATAAGCAACAATATTCAACAAATAAATATAAACGATAATAAAGGTTATCCATTAGTTAGTGGTAGTCAATATAACTTAGCACAAATAAATACAGGAACTAAGGTAGGCGATATTCAAAATTATGAGATTCTATTTGGTCAAAAAACATCTTGGCAGGATTGGATTAAAAATAAAGAAGTAGATACTGTATTTTATGACGCATCAAAAGCCAACGACAACCTAAACGATAAAGCTAGTAATTATAGCAACCTAAACGGTTATGATATTAAAATAGCTTTAAAATATAACCTAAGCGGTGTTAATGATTTAGGAGTTAGCGGAATTACAAACTACTTAACATTAACTCCACCAATTATAGTTTGGGATTATAGAACGTTTGACCCTAACAGTTGGTCTAGCACTTTCAATTTAACAAGAGAAAGTAATTCTACAAGCGTATCAAGTATTCTTTCGGGAGAAGACACACGCTTTCAAGTTAGATGGTCAACTGCTGATGCGTTAGGAACAATAGACGAGTATTATATTTGTCATAGAATTGAAGTATTAAAACAAACAGGATATGAAATTTACGAGATAGATACCTATCAAGATATCCCCAACAACAACTTATTGATTCCATTAGATGGAGAAACGTATTTAAAAACTTACATAGATAGCGGTTTTGTTTATTCTGAATGTTTAATTAATGGCGACCTAATAGACTCAACAACTAGTTACTCAATAAGCGCAACATTAAAACGTGAAGGTGGAGGCGTTCCTGTAGGTGCTAAATTGATGGAAACAGGAGAAATTAAATTAACAGAAACGGGAGATATAAAAATAATAGAATGATTATAAAACAACTAAATAATACAACTCCAATGTCAATTCTTAGCGGAACAGCCAATAAGAAAGACTATACAATTGTAAAGCCACCAAGTCAAGGGGCTGTTAATGATTTTTGTTATTGCGACTTAGAGTGTGAAGAAATATCTACAGTATTTGCAAGTGTAGGTAACGAAGATTACAAAAACGATAAGAGTTCTTTTATTTATCGAAGATACTCAGATAGCGATACAGTTTCAATTAAATTATGGAAAAATGGGGTTGAATTATTAGAATTAAACGACAATACATTGGGTATTTTTTATCCTCAAATTGTAGGAGCTTTACCGAGTGCAGAATCTTACGTAGCTTATTTATTAGATTGGGAAAAGGTATATGATATTTACGGTGCAGGAAATTACCAAGTAATTACAACGCTTAACCAATTAGGAACTGAAATAGTAGTTAAGTCTATTAAGTTTAACTTAATGGGATATTCTGATGAAGCTGCTGATGGAACTGTAAGAATAGAAAGTTACCAAAATGGTAATATAATAGGAAGCGACTTTGACTTTACAGGTATTAATTGGTATTCATCAATGCGTATTGATGGTAAATTTACTGAAACTGCTGAGACTTTTGAAACAAATGAGTACTTAACTCAGAATTATAATCGTAAGCAGATACAGGATAAGATAATTGAAAACTACTCTTTAGAAACTAATCTCCTGCCACGTTCAATAAGTGAAGTAATTACCAAGAATAGCATATTAGCTAATAAAATACTTATAACAGACTACAATTTATTTAACGAAAAAGTATTAAGAAAAATAGACGTAAGAACTAAAGAAATAGCAGATAAGTCTAGTTACTCAGGAATAAGAAGGAGTAAGTACGTTATTAACTTTAGCGGAACAGTAGAAAATATAATTAAAAGAAATAACTAATGAGTAAAATAAGTCAATATAATTCTAGTGTAACGCTTCACGACAACGATTTATTCGATAAGTCAAATACTGAAGATGGTGGAACAAGTTATGACGAATCGCAAAAATTAACTTGGTTGCAATTAAAAAATGCGGTTCTTTCTTTATTTAATGGTTCAATAAAAGGAGTTCTTAATGTAACTGCATCTACTTACACGGTAGCTAGCGCAGACGCAAATAAGCTAATATTTAGGGATAACGCAACAGCTAATACAATAACTTTTCCAAACGAAGCAAGCGACCCTATACCAATATTAAGTACTTTTGTAGTTGCTTGGAAGGGTTTAGGACGTCCTGAGATACTATTTGAAGAAATTAGTTTAGGCGTTCCGCAAACAGTTGTAGGAGTTAGCGATTCTTTAGGAGAATACAAGATAGAGCTTGAAGGTGGTTCTGTTTTTTTGATTAAAACGGGAGTTAATGAGTGGTATATTGCAGGAAATTTAATGTTATAAGAAATGGGTAAATTAAGTACATACAATCCAAGTTTAGTTTTTCACGACAATGATTTATTTGATAAATCGAATACTGAAGATTCAGGGGTAAGTTATAACGAATCGCAGAAAGCAACTTGGCTACAAATAAAAAATGCAATTCTAGCATTACCATTTAGCAATTTTGCAAACTCAAATCTTGTATTAACCGCTGATAGAGACCATAACTTAGCAGGATTTTACGCACGGTTTAATAATGGAAATGTAGGCATAGATGTAGACCCTGACGTTGCTAAATTACAAGTCAAATCTGATTTAGGATTAGCAGGATTTGTAGTTGAAGATAGCTCAGGTTCTGCTGTATTTGGTGTAGATGATTTTGGGGACACAACAGTAAACGGTAAGCTAAAAGTAAATCAAGCGAATTATTCTGATGGTTCAACGGTATTAGAGTCATTTATTGCTAACAATAGGGGCTATGTATTTCAAAATAACAGAAATGCAGCTGTAAATTGGAATGATTACGATAACTTAGTTGGGGCGGATACAGACCAAACTTGGAAATCACACTTTACAGATTACGAGCTAAACCCTGCTAAATTTGAAGGTTCGACTAATAAACCTCACATTCACGCTCAACATAGGAGTACTGACTCTTTAGCGTTTACTAAGGTTGGAATTAACGCAAGAAATACTACTGATAATGTTCTACTTTATGTTGAACTTGATAAGTTTGGAATAGATGCAGTAGCTAGTCCAACTATTCAGCAATTATTAGACGATTACGGGGACTATTCTATTAACGATGCGTTATCGGTAACCAAGACAGGATTAGACATTAAATTAGGTGGAGACGGTAACGCTTATAATAATACGGGAGCAGGGGACGCAATTCATAAATGCTTAACTTTGTCAGCAGAGTCAGCAGATATTAACATAGCCTTACAAGTTTTAAATGGATTAATAATCTTTGACAACATACCTACAAGTTCAGCGGGACTACCTACAGGGGCTTTATATAAAATGGGTACAAATTTACACATAGTATGATAATAACAACAGAGATACAAAGAAAAGACGGTACTTCGTTAATTGGCGATAAGCTAGTTAAAGTTGAATGGCTATTAAGAGAGAATGAGTTAACAGTTAACTTAAAGATATACGCAAATGAACAAGTATTTAAAGAGGGATTTAGTCCGATAACAAACGTTATTGGCTTCCCTTTGCGTATGTATATTTTGCTAACAGAAGACGAAATAGAGTTGATTGGTGAGGACGCTGTTGAGTACTTTGTTAGTCGTGAACTTGAATTATTATTAGGAAAAGGAAGTATAAAGTTATGACAAAAGAAGAGAAGGAATTATTAGACTTGTGTTTTTACGTTGGAATTAAAAACATAGCTAATAGTCTACAACTAGAAAATGCTGTGGTTATTTCAGATAAAATAAAGGCGGTAAAAGAACTGCATAATAAATTAACTAAAGATTATGTTCCAAGTAATACAGGGTCAAAGTAGGTACGAATTGCAACAACAAATCCTATTAAATCCTAACGGGTTAGAAATAAACACGTCTAATAGATTTGGGAATGTTGATGCTTTAGGAAATGTAAGTTCTATAAATTCAATTAGTCATCCTTATTTTGGAACAGAATTAACTCAAGGAACTTTATCTTTACAACCAAAATTTATACCTAATCATTTTGGTGCAGGATTAAATTCTCTTCAATTTGATGGAATTAACGATGTTATAAATAAAATAAATAACCTATTTAAACCAAACTGGGATATTCCTTCATTTTTCGCCGCAAAATTCACATACCAATTAGATGGTAATAATTTTCGTCAATGTCTCTATTACAGAAGTGAAGTCGTTAGTGGCCAAAAGGCATTTCAAGTATCAATAAGAGATACTGGGGCTGATGTCAATAAATTAGAGGTTTGGATGTCTGCGTATCATACAGCATCCGCAACTTACAAAAGGAAGATTGTTCGATTTGATGATGCGTTAGTTGACGGAAGTGATTATATAATAATTTTTCAAAATCTAGGAACTGATAATGCCAATGATTGGGTAATGAAAATAAATGGGGTTGTAAGTTCTAAAACAATTTTATTAAATAATTCATTCGTTGATTCAATAAGTTATCCAAATAGAGGATTTTCTTTTATTAAATTTGGATGGAACGAAGCCGCAGGAAATTTTTTCAAAGGATATTTAGGTAAAGCTCTTGATAGTATAGGAATAGCTAATGAAGAATTAATAACTAACGCTTTAAATTCTGCAATATGAAACTAATACCATTTGAATCTGAAACTTTACTTGATTTAGCCGATAAATTAAAAGTAAAGAAATATAAAGAAAACGTAGGTAATGCCAACCTAAAGCGTATGACCGAAAAAATACAGATAAAAGATAAATGGTATATGGTCTACTCCGAATCAATACACGAATACTTTACACAATCAGAAATTAACCGAATCACAGAACTCTAATGAAAACATTTTTAACTGAAAATTGGCTAACACTTACAACCCTAATTAGTGGGCTTGGAGCTTGGTATTACGAACGCAATAAAAGGGTGCAAGACGTTAAAGCCGCTGAACTAAACAACTCCAATAAGATTATAGAGATGTATCAACAAGCCTTAGACGACTTGGGAAAGCGATTTGAAATGCGTATAGAGGTTCTTGAGAAAGATATTATTCGATTAAATAGCGAGGTATTAGATTGGAAGGGTAAATATTCGAGTCTTAAAAAACAGTTCGAAGATTACAGAAAAAAGCATCAAAAAATATAAGTAAAAAGTATGCCTTAATACTTAGACTTTTTCCCGTAATCTTCTAATCTCATAGGAACAGCAATAGCAGTGTGTCCACCGATTACCACTCCGCAACCTATTGCAGGCTTTTTCCCTGCTTTAGCATAAGCAAATGCGTATTGATGGTGGTCTATACCGCAACCAACTTGTAAGCCAAATACCCTCGAGTTATTACCTACCATATACTCAGAATACAATTGAGTATGTAGGTGTCCTTGAACGGTTGATTGCATATCCATTTTAGCTCTACTTCTTGCTGTTCCGCCTTCTCCGTGAACGTACTTTACTCCATCAATTTCTGTTTCTATTTTGAATTCCCAATTAGGAACTTCAAGCACTTCGTTGTAGTCTTTAATCCATTTCTTTGGTATGCCACCTGTTTGGGCTTTACGCATTACCATTCGTGTATGGTTTCCTATTATTACCTCAACGTTTGGAAATTGCTTATAGTATCTATTAAGTCTTTTAATGGCTAAGTCAAGCTCATCTCCTCCTCCCATTCCATCAGCATCTGTTTCGTGGTAGCTTCCAAAATGATTATCTATCTCATCGCCTATATGGATTACTCTATTGCAATTATAGGCGTTATAAGTATCAACTAAGAAGTCTAAGTATGTATCTAAATCAAATGGACAATGAGTGTCTCCAATAATTAGAACCCTATTCTCTTTATTCGTCCAATTATCAAACATTTCTTTATTCTTTACCCGTGGTCTATAATCAGCCATTTTTTAACATTATTTTTAAGTGAATTAAATAGCCGATTAAGTCGCCTATACTATCTTCAGTTTTATCGTCTATTCCTTTACTTGCTATTCTGTTTATCTTATCGCTAATTCGGGCTTTAATGCCTTCAATCGGGTTTTGGTTAAACATATTAGGCAGGTAAAGTGAATTATTATAGTCTATATTCTTTTGGATTAGTTCCTGCTTAATGTTATTGCATTCAATTTCTATTAATTCGTTTACTTTTTCGATATTCATAACAATAACCCAACTATAATTCCTAAACCAACACAAACACCACCTACTTTAATTAACTTATTCCTGTTCCCTTTGTTTATTAATTCAATTACTTTATCAGAATTATTAAGCTGAACGTCTTTATTATTTATAATCGAGTTTAAATTGTAATTAATAGAATTTAAAGCATTATTTTCAATACCTAATTTAGCGTTCTCTAAGCCTACTTTTTTAACTTGGTATTGTAGAGTACGTTTTTCTATTAAAAGTTCCTTAGATTGGCTCTCAGTAATGTCAGATAGCTTACTTGTGTCTTTTTCTATCTTTATATTTTTAAACAATTCATCTTTTACTTCTTTTGCTGATAAAAATTGAACTCTTTTAAGCTCTTTTATGTGGCTTTTTTTGGATGATTTAATTTCTGATTCAATTTGCTTAATCGAATCATTATACATCTTGTCTATTTTCTCGTTAGAAAATTCTAAGTATTGTATTTTGCTTTCTAAGATTTTAGTTTCGTTCTCCATTACGTTAATTTTTTGGTTTGATTTATCATTTTTACCTACCAAAAATAGAATAAAAACGGCTAATATAAAAATGATTGCGTGTTCATTTTTCATCATTGTCCAAGTATAATTCAGGGTCAACAAATTTATCGCCTATCTTAACCTCAACGTGAATATGGTCGGTAATTCCTTTGTATCTATTTTGAAGGCTCTGTCCATAACCCAAATAATCGCCTGATTTAACCCAATCGCCAACGTCAACCAATGGGTCAATATAAAGAACTCTAATGACGAACTTTGAATTAGTAATTTCTACATATCTAAAGCTAAGGTCATCTTTATAACAATAACCAACCTTACTAACCCTTCCATCGATTGGGCTAAATATGTTTTCTTCAGGTTCAATTATTAAGTCAAGACCTGTATGTTTTCTCAATCCTCGACTTGCGCCAAAAAACCCGCATCCAAACTTATCACATTTTCTAAATTCTTGCTGAATTAATAACCTCATCTGCTCGTTATTTTTCATTATCTAATTTTTTCTTCAGCAAATATAAGCGAAAATAATGAGTCTTCCATTCTCGGCTAAATGTGGTTAGAAATTCCATTCTACATTTGTGAGCATCTAAGAATTTATCTACATCTATTATGTTCATTGAGCCTACTTTTATATTCTTAATCTTAGAATCTTTAATTACCTGTATTAAGTCTTTGGCTTGTTTGTCTGCTTGTTCCTTTGTCAAGTTGTTTATGTTTAACTAATTCGTAAAACTTACATAGAGCTTTTTCATAGCGTTCTTTTGCGGTTGAATTAGCATAAGCACTGTATGATAAATTAAAAAACTCGGCTAAGTCTTTATTGCTTAGTCCGAGTTCTTTTTTTAGTTGTTTAATATCCATTAGTTATGAATTTTTATTAAGTGAGGATATTGTTTCCCTTGCAATCCATTTGAAAAAATTATATCTTGTCTAAATCTCTCAACTCTATCTTCTCTGATAGTTTTGGTTATGTTTATATCTTTAGATATAAATGATACTTTAATATTTTTTAAGTTTCTATCTGATATTTTAATGTAAGCCATAATTTCTATTTGTTTGTTTCTTTTTTCAAAGATAAGCATAAACTTAAATACAAACCTAATTTTTATGAAAGTTTTTTTAATTTATTTTTGTATTTACTAATTAACTCTTTGATTTCGTGTATAGACATATCTCTAATTTTTGGCGCGGAATCTATATATTTGCAAAAATCAAAATAAGCTATTTGAGCAGTATTTTTACAATCAAAATAACCAACTAAATACTTTCTATTGTTTATTCGAGGTCTAACTTGCCATTTTTTATTTCAAATATAATCATTATTTTAATGCCCTACACATATTCTTATATTTATTAATTAATTGCTTTATTTCATTGATAGTTAGCCTTAGTTCTTTATGACAATTATCGTCTAACCATTTTAAATCCTCTTGACTTATTCTGTTAGTTATTCTCTTTCTGTATTCGTGTATATTTCCACCAAGAAACATATTACAATGAGCGTTACACTGTCCGTGAACATTTAATTCGTTAAATCTAAGAAATGAATAATTGCCTGCTGAATAAAAATGTCCTGCTGCTAAATCAAAAGGAGGTTCCTTTCCGCAACTAACACAAGGTAGTCCTTCATCTCTTTTGCGAATATAAGCGTTAAAGGCGGTCTGTAATAGCTTTAAATAATCTTTATGCGTTAGTAGGCTTTCTTTGGCTTTGGCTTTCTCTAATCGCTTCTTTTGTTCTAATTGCTTCCTTGCTTTAGATAACGTTTCATCAACGCCAATGTTATTACATTCTTCTTTATCGCACCACTTCCAATTAAACCTCTTTGGTTCAAACTTATCTTTGCAATTTTTACATCTCATATTTTAGCTATAATAATTCGGTCAAAGGTAATAAAATCCCTTTGCTTGTATTATTATCTCCTCCTGCTTTATCCCTATAAGTATTTAGATACTTCCTGCACCTTGTTTTTAAGTCATCAGTAGCAATTAAGTGGAATGTAGTTCCAAAAGCAAAGCAATAATAATCAGATTGAGTTGTGCTTATTCCGCTTGGCTTTCCTCTCGAATGATATTCGACATAAACATTACCTGTATTCAAAGCCTGTAAGTCGTTCTTAACTTCAATTAATTTATCGGTAAAAATAGTGCCTAATTCCTCTTCTTTTAATTGACCTACCTTTAAGTCGTATTTAAAATCGTTATTGTAATTCATTTTTTAAAAATTAAAATGGAGAATCCTCAAATTCAGTATTTGGCTGCATCTCATTTTCAAAATAATCTACTCCTTCATTTTTGAATTTAGTAAATTTCTTATCAAATTGAACTACATCTGTACCTACTCCTCCTGCTCTATACTTCGCTGTGATTATACTTGCTTTTCCTTCTAATGAATTACCCGATTCATCCATAGTGCTACCATAATACTCAGGTCTGTGAAGGAATATAACTATATCAGCATCTTGTTCGATTGCTCCTGATTCACGCAAATCCGAAAGCATTGGTATCTTATCTCCTCCTCTACTTTCTACGCTTCTGCTTAGTTGAGATAAAGCAATTACAGGTATGTTTAAGTCCTTCGCTAATCCTTTTAATTTTCTTGATATACTACTTATCTCTTGTTCTCTATTTCCTTTTACTGATTTGTCAACTAACAGCTGCAAGTAATCAATCACAACCATATCAATTTTAGCATCAAGATTGGATGTCTTTACTTTTGCTACAAGTTGATTGACATCTAATCCTGCTCTGTCATCAATAATAAAATTGTTGTTATAAACCCATTCACGCTCTTCTAACTTACTTGATAAGTCTTTCAAGTCCATATAAGTCGCATCCCTTGTGAATCGGTTGGCAGGTATCTCAAGTTCTTGACTCAGTACTCTTGCGGTTAATTGCTTTGCGCTCATTTCCAAGCTAAACATTATTATCTTTTTCTTTTCAAAGAATACAGGGTAACTTGCTAATTGTAATGCTAAAGCTGTCTTACCCATTGCAGGTCTTGCTGCCATAATAATCAAGTCTGAATCTTGCCATCCACCAAACCTTTCATTGAGCATTTTTAAAGGCGTCTTAATTCCGTTAATTACTTTACCATCCTTTGCAGCGTAAACATCCTTTACAATCTCGCTAATGTGTTGGGTAAAGTTCTCTGACTTAGTTGTTTCTGTCAACATAGAGATTGCACTAATATTAGAACTCAATCCTGATAACAACTCCAAAGCATCTGAGTCATTTTTATAAGCGTTATTTATTGTATTGTGGCTTATTTCAATCACTTTTCTATGGATGTACTTCTCAAGTACTATTCTCGAATGATATTCGATATTGTCAGCACTTACTACTCTATTTGTTAAGCTAACTATCTTATTTGCACCGCCTACATTACTAAGTTTTCCATCAGAATTTAGTTGGTTTACAACGGTTGCTAAATCTATTGGCTTAGATTCTCCATTAAGCCTTAACATAGAATCGTAAATGGTGCGATTTGACGCATCAAAAAAACAATCCGATGGTAATATACTAATAACTGTATTAATGCTCTTAGGATTGATTAAAATAGCCCCTAAGATTAATTCTTCTATCTCCTTTGCTTGTGGTAATTGTTTGTCTTGTGTCATTTTTCTATCGGTGTTTGTTTTAAAGTACTTGTTGATTGATTGTTTTGTTGATTCTTTTTATTCTTTCGTACCCAATTTAAAAAGTGGCTTTTAAAGTCTAAATCTTTCTTTGTGGTAACGTCTTGTAGCTTTAACGATTCTACAAAGTTGTCTAATTTTTGGTTAATATCCAACTGAGATGAGAATAACTTTTCTTTTGAATTTAACAAAGCGTTTATTAATCTATCATTATTCTTGTAGTCGATGACGATTTCTTTAATTGACCTTATTGCACTATCTTTTACTTCATCTTTTTCTTGTACTTGTTCTTTTTCTTCCCCTTGTACTTGGTTATGGGTACCCTTTGGGGGGTGGTTAGGGGTACCCTTTGGGGGTCTACCACCATTAATGCCTGATTTATAACCTTCTATCTGTCTTATTATGCTATGTTTTTGGGATATGAAAGCAAACTTAGCTATACCTGAAAGTTCAGGTTCTTCTCCTGTGAATTGCATTTCGAGTATTGCCATTAAAAAATCTAACCTATTTTCCTCAGGCAACTCTTTTGCTACATCATAATAACTACGATAAAAATTAAATGCTTTTCTATTTTTCATATTTTGATTTAAACAAAAACCCCATTATATCCTTTAGCATCCTACCTCTAAATTCAATAACAGGGTTGTTATAATTTCTTTAGTTCATATAATGTAGGATGTGAACTTCGTTTGCAAATATACAAATTAATTATTATTCTCCATACTTTCTGTAAAATATTTCTATTGGCTCAACTGAATCATCCATATTACAGATTAAAACACGATATAATGTAAAGTCAGACATTATATCTTCTAAATTATCAACTCTAAACACCGTTGAGGATTGTTCTAAGAACACTTCTACTATAAAGTAGTTGTAGGTATCTCTTTCAGGAACGATGCTCTTATAGCTTATTATATTATCGCAAATCAAATCAAATTGAAATGCGGTATCTCCTCCTATTAATTGTAAAATCTCTTCTTCTGTGTACATAACTTTATTTTAAGGCGAAGGTAAATAAAAAATATTTTAAATAAAAAGTTGTGTAATTAAGAAAAGTTCTTTTAATTTGCAGAAGTATTAATAAACGAACACAAAAATGGACTTATTAAACAACATTAAAGACAACTTAAAAATGGACACAAACCCATATCCAAAGTATTATAAAAAGTATAAATGCGTATTAAAGTGCATTAGCTATGATAATATTATTTGCGTAGACGTTCAAGAGGATACAGTAGACGTTAACATTACTAATCTTAGCGAATCTTACTTCATTAAAGAAGGCTATGCACGAACTAATGAGGATGTATTTATGGCTGAATTAAAAAAAGCCTTTGTAAAATTTGACAAACTAATAAACTTATAAGAGATGGAACAATTAATAAAAATTCAATCAGAATTAAAAGCACCTAAGAACCAACGTAACAATTTTGGTAAGTATAATTACAGAAGCTGTGAAGATATATTAGAAGCTGTTAAACCGCTATTAGCTAAAGAAAATTGCACTTTAGTAATATCAGACGAGATAAAGGAATTAGGTGGATTAATATATTGTGAATCTAAAGCCACCATAAGCAACGGAACTAATGAAGTTAGTGTAACCGCACAGGCAGGAATTGACCCTAACCGCAAAGGGATGGATATAGCGCAATCATTTGGTAGTTCATCTTCATACGCTCGTAAGTATGCTTTAAATGGGTTGTTTTTAATTGACGACACAAAAGATGCAGACGCTACAAATACACACGGCAAAGAAGAGCCTAAACAAGTAGACCCTGCATCACTTTTTCCTGAACTTAAAAGACTATTTCAAGAGAAAGCAGACAAGATTTCTGCTGACCATTTTCCTGCGATAGAGAAGACTATCAACGAAAGAATTACTACTAATTATAGTAAAGTACTTAACCACTTAAAGACATTATAAAATGAGCGTATTAGATAACAAGATAAGACAGGGAGCGATTAGCAGCTCTAAGGCAAGCCTACTAATGGATAAAGCACAAAGTAAAGCTAAACCATTTAGCAGAGCCTGTGAAACTTACCTAAAGGAACGCATTAGAGAGCAAAAATTCAAAGGTTCTTTATCAGTAGACGTAAACAGTAGACCAATGGCTTGGGGACACTTTATGGAACTGTATGTAAATGAGTACAAGTTAGGCTTAGACTACCAACATATCGGAGACAAGTCCTTTGCTCATCCAACCATTGAAGGTTGGGTGGGTACTCCTGACTTCTTAGCAGACAATAAAGTGGCTGAATTAAAAGCATACCAACCTAATAAGTTTACCGAATATGCGGATG